TCCATGACCTTTTGATTTTTTATATGACTTCTGGAGAAACCTCCTGTTTCGATGTCATTAATTTCCACACCAGCCAGCATAGCCATCATCCTATTTTGGTGATCTTCTTTTCTCATTTCAGTATCTAAATTTAATACTGGGATTCCCTCTCTAGCCATGTGAACCCCCATGTTATCCGCAAGCAGCGTCTTGCCTGTTTTGGGTCTAGCTCCAATTACATTCACAGTTCCTCTTCTTAGTCCTCCACCAATAGCAAAGTCATACCTACTAAAGCCTGTAGATATACCTATTTGATCTACAGGATCTTCAGCTAGCTCATTAAGATATTCTTCAACATCTTCAAACATCTTACTGGGAGAATCGTCGGAATCAGACAGAATCGAAGTAAAGTCAAAAATAGATTCCTCAGCTATCCCAAGTATCTGAGATATTGGTTCATCTCCTTTAACCTCTGTGTACTTCTCTTTGGTAAGTTCTAGCTGATCATACATCATTCTTGCTATTTGCAACTTTCTAATTTTAGCAGAAAATCCACGAACATTAGAGAGCAATACAGGGAACTTAACTATAGATGAGAGATGGGATACTTCCTGATTATTAAAAAAATCACTGAGTCCTATCTCTTTTGCTGCGGAAAGCACTAGAGGGATGTCTGGCTTGGCGTTGTCATCTTTATCTAAAATATGCTTAATGCAGCAGTAAATAGACATATTAGACTCAAGAGTGAAACTGCTTTCGTCAATTATATCGGCAATGTCATAGTATGCCTCAGAGCCGTAACGAAACATTCCCGCTAGTATAGCTCTTTCGGCTGGTAGGTCTTGTAATATCATATTATTTTCTCGTGCAACAATTGTTACACATATATCTAGAGGCATCTGGGATCAAAGATGGAGAAACTGAGTCTTCCGTACCACAGATTCTACAAACAACATTTATTTTATTGGAAGGTCTTCGTGTTCTAGGCGACCTCTTAGCCTTCTGATTTTCTTTATCAGATTCTGATGCTTCATTAAGCTCTTCTCTTTCCGAGCTAGACAAGTCCATACTGTCCATCATATCTAAAAATTTGTTTGGTCTATTACCCGAAGTATCTATTCTGCCTCGACGAGCACTGTTCCCTTTGTCATTACCAAAGACTTTAGTTGATCTTTTTTTTCTTTTTCTACCACCCTTTCCTCTTCTGTTTTTCTTCTTTGACTTATTTATTTTATGAGTAGGCTCATTACCATCTTCTGATTGCATCTCTACAATAACATCCATCAAATCTTCTTTGGACATGTTTTTTAAAATCTTTTTTAGTTCTTCTTTACTCATACTCTACTTATCTTTGCTCTCTGAAGGTTGACAAACAAATCACTTAGGTTTTTAACTGAGCTTGCTAGATATGTTAGTCTATCTGCTCTTTGCTGTGCATATGTTTTAATACTTTCAAGCTTGCAAGCATACCCGTCTTCTCTAATCGCTTGGTAGTACTGGCTATCCCACGAGCCTTTGTATTGTGCTTCTCTACCGGACATCATTCTTTTAAGATTGGAGGATGCCCAATTAACACGCGCTACCTCTCTATTGTAAGATCTTTGCAAATAGAAAGAAAACCCTCCAAGCAATAGAGCAGCTTCAGCACACTCATCTACTGTAAGCTTTTCCATCTGCTGTCTTGGCATATTCATATATTGCTTAACAGACTGATCGTGAAAGTCTCCAGAATACAAGGACAATCCTAAGCTTGACTCATATTCATCTAAGACTTTATCTATTTGATCTAGTCGTTCCTTTGGTTTATTCGGATTCTCCATTGATCCCCATCCTCGTTGTAAGGTAATTCAATATACGTTATATTATTATACTCGCACCACTCTGCTTTTCGCCGGTCTCTTTTTCTCTGATTTGCAAAATCCTGTGCAGAAGTATGAAACATTGTATTGAACTTATAATGTTGCTGGCCATGAACCTCGACAACCAACTTAACAGTATTTAGATAGAAGTCAAAGAAAAGCTTCTCAGTTCTAGTTATGGGCGCAGCTACCTCTTCAAGAATTTGAACTGTTGGAAAAATATCCTTGAGGATACCTCTAGCTTTCAAATGCAGCTTAGATCGAGGTCTGCTCTCGCTAGCTCTAACTACATAGCCATGAAGCTTCCAATTATGTATCTGACCGTCAAGTCCTCTAATTTTCATTTAGCCCAACCATAGAAAACACTTCGTCTCTAAAGGCTTTGTATTGATCTGGATTGTCCTCTAGATGTTGAGCCAACTTAACTTTTCCTTGAATTTTTTCACCATTAGGCAACTTCAGCCATGCTCCTGCTTTGCTGATAAGTCCGAAGTCAATTAATAGATCTGCTATCTCCATCTCTTTCCATATTCCTTTACCATACCTAATATGACTCTCAACCTTCTGTCCCGGAGGGCCAATAGCAGAGGTCATTATTTGCCAATGGATGGTTTGCCCAATTTGGGTATCGCCCTGCATTAGTGGCACTGAGTGAGTTGCATGGAGCTTAACATCTACTTGGTACTTTAGTGCACTGCCTGACTTTTCGATCTTAGACTTTCCCCTACCAAACCTCTGGACATTAGCCATTAGATGAGTTATGCCAACAACAGTCACTCTATTTATGGGTAAAACATTAGAGATGCGCCGACAAAATTTAGCAAGAACTTTCTGTACGCTCATGACCTGAATGTCTTCTAGATTACCAGTAAGCTCAGACTCACTAGATAGAGCAGAGAAAGAATCAACAACTGTTATTGCTCCGGGCTTTGTATGAACTATGTTATCGACAATGCTTAAATACTTTTCAGCAGATAGAATATTTCCTTCTGTTGAACCAATAATTTGCATCAGCTTTGGGTCTAAACTTAGATCGGTAATGCCTTGCAGGTCTCGCTTCTTCAAGCGGCCCTCTATGTTAGCGTAGTACACTTCCCTTTCGTAATGCTTCTGCGCATTTGCGCAAAAACTTAATGCTGTTACTGTCTTTCCTACTTTTTCCGGTCCTGTCATTATAAACAGAGATCCTTCAGGTACGCCTCCACCTAAAGCCATGTCTAGCTTAGGACCAACAGAAATGACTTCAAGAGGTTTTTCTGTTATAGAGCTCGCGTCATGAAGGACATCACCGTATTCTTTGATAATGTCTTTATTCATCGAGTTCCCTTAATTTAGATATAATAGATTTTTTATTGTTGTTGCTTTTGTGTTTAATATTTTCTGATTCCACTACATTATACTCTACTGAATCTCTTTCTTTGATTTCGGCTTGCTTCTCTTTAATTATACTTTGCAAAAATGGAGATCTTAAAGAATAAGTTTTCCAACACCTCCTATCCTTAAGAGCAGCTATGATAGCCTCTTCGGGGAAATCTTTTAATAGATTGTTAGCTATGGTAATTTGATAGCGAAAATATTTCTTCCATTCGCTTATTTCCCAAAACTTAATCGGAAGTTCCTTGTTTTCCTTTTGAGCCTTCTTCTCACAAACAAATTCTGTTATGTACTGAGCAGCAGAAACCCATCCGTCTGGTGAGTATCGGGATGGGTAATTGCTCTTGCTAGTTCTTTTTTTAGTCATGGATCTTGTGGACAGTTCCTTTAATTTTTTCACTTGGAGGAAGAACTCTTTGTTTAGCCGCATCAACATTATAAGATGCCGCTTCAGTCATTACAGTAACGCCCTTGTTTCCAGAGGCAGTTTCATTTATTGTCATTGGACCAGAGTTAACCTCTTTATCGTACTCCTCGATGAGATTTTCTATGAGCTTTGCATCTCTTCCTAGAGCCTTGGAAATCTTTTCAATCTCCATTCCATTATTTAACATCCCTTCGATGCAAAACTTTTCTGTCTCTGTGAGCTTTTTAGCTTTTGATAATTTTCCCATTTTTATATCTCTCTTTCTGCATTACGCAACCAAGCAACATTTTTAGTTTTTAAAAAGTTAATATAGAAGTCAAAAGCTTTTTTATTAACTGGTTTGAGTTCCCACTCTGGCTTTCCAGCATGACGCTTCTGCTTGTATTCTGTGCCTTCGCTGTATAGTCCGATTGGATTAAATAGGTGGCCATGCCTACCTCTTTTTACATACATCTTACTCCCACTAAGCTTTGCGTGTATCTGAGCAGACTTGGAGTCTTCTCCATTCAATCTAGGAAAACCTTCATTGTCTAACCAGTCATGCTTGCCAAATATAGTGTATAGTGAAGATTCTACAGAGTCTTCTACATCTATCTCTGTGGATTTATCTGGGTGTATTTTAAAATTACTCATCTATTTTTCTTCCTTCTTTTCTTCTTGGGTTCATCTTTTGTCCACTTGACTCCGCCGTCTGACTTTTGCATTCTGCTCATACCATCGGGAAGTTCAGCACCGCCCTGAACCTTTTTTGTTTTGAAGTCGCGCTTCATGTCTTCACATTTCCACTTACCATATTTTTTGCTTTGCTTGTCGGCGTAGTGCCCTAAAGTCTTTGCTTCTGAGACAGAGAAGTTATATGCACCATAAACATTATCTTCTTCATAGTCTCTATGGACCGACTTTATCTTTTTGCAAGAAGGGCATTTTTTCTTGTCTCTATATTCAGATCTATGACAAAAGATTGACCATTTATGGTTGCACTCATCACAAGCGTAGCTGTATTCAGGCATTATTGCACACTCTCTAATAGTTATAAAGGGTTATATACTATTGTACCACGGGGAATGAGAAAATGTGGCGAAAAAATCTACTCTTCGGAGATATTATTTAGAGACCTTAGAATCCTAGCGACAACATCGCTTCTTACAATATCACAATAGTC